CTCATCTCAACTGGTTTTGGAAGAGAAACGTAGGATTCACGCATCTCTTCTAGTTGTTTAGTTAACTTATCAAAGTCAACCTCAACATTGGCACGAAGCCACTCCTTTGCAGCCTCAAGATCTAACCGATCCCAAGAAGTTTTTAGCTCCCTAATCTCAGCAACTAAAGTTAAAAGCGTGCCCTTGTATCCACAGGAGAAGCAATGGTGGACACCGGACTCAGAGTTCATAGACCAAGAAGGGTTGTGGTCTTCTCGACCTACACGCTCTAAGTGCATAGGGCAGTAGCCCTGAAGCTCTCGGTTACGTTGCTCTGTTAGAACACCGAGACGCAACAAAGCCTGTTGAACATCTCCATCACGGTACATCTATGAAAAATCCGCAATCACTCGATACATGACCTCAGTGTAAACCGCAGCGTTAGAAGCCAGGTCTTCTGGATGATGCAATTCCTCAGCCGTGCTTGGCCAGTTAGAGTACATATAACCACGCAAGCTCTCTGCAAACTTATCTACAAACTGATCGATGGTCATATACCCGCGTTCAATAAGCTGCTCATCTGTAGGCATTTTAAATTTAGCCATTGTGCTCTCTCCCATCGATGGGTGTAGGCGCTGTTGCAAGTGCATCACACAACGCACATTCCATATCAAGCATGTATAGAGAAATCTCCCCGTCCTCAAACATAGCCTTTACATTCCATAAAGTCGAACCGCAAACGCACACGTGCAACGGAGCGTTCTTGTCTCTAAGATCTAAACTCATACTAATACCCTCTTTCGTCGTCGCATATTTCTACGTTCGTTTGGAGTCGTAGCTCCCCAGATACCTTCAAGGCTTGAATCCTTAATCGCATACACCAGGCACGCTGAGGTTAAAGGACAGCTTTGGCAGATAGCTTTTGCTTGTAGCACGGCTGCTTTGTCGTCATAGTCTTCTGGAAAGAACATCTCAGGATCCACCGACTTACATGCCTGCGTTCCATCAAACGGTACTGATTCCAAATAGAGATCCATACTCCTCGAACTTCCCCTCTTCCCAGTCCCATAGCAGATCACTTGTAGCCGGTCCGCAGTTACGGCTTGCAACAATACGTAGTTCACGAGATGTGTCATCTTCCTCGTCTTGCTTTTGCAAACCAAGGATCACATCAGAGTCTTGATAGAAAGATGATGAGTAGCCAATGGCATCTGCTGATACCTGTCGCTTCTTCATCTTCCACAACAGAACCTGAGTAGAGATAACGATAGGAAGCTTCTTAGACATAGCTAAGTGCTTAAGGTTACGAGTGATGTTGGTGAGTGCTTGAGGGCTGTTAGATTCTCCCGTAACCTCATCAGTCATCAAATACACACCGTCTACAAATACGATGTCTGGACGGATCTTATCGATCTTTGCAGCAAGACCAGTAACAGTCATTGCAGATACAGAGTCGGTCAGATAAAACTTGTGCATCTCTTCCATAGCCTTTAACTCAGCCATGTAACGATCTTCTTCAGCTTTAGTCAGGGCCCCGCGAATTAGCCGGGAGTGTGCAATGCGAGCACGCATCGAGTCGTGTCGTTGCTGCTGCTCTAAGTTGGTCATCTCAAAGGATTGGAACATAGGAACGAAACCGTCTCTATGAACGTTGACTGCCATCTGCATTGCAAGTACTGACTTACCGGTCTTAGGTGGCGCAATAATCGTCACAAGTTGTCCTGGTTGTAGTCCAGCAGTTGCTTCGTCAATAGTTTTAAAACCTGTAGCAAATCCTAGTAAACCATTTGGACGTGTCTTAATATTTGTGTAATCGTCAAATCGTTTGGTGGCGTTATCGGTTAGATCAATATCCCCCGACTCACGAACACCCTCATCGATTAACTTTGCAACACCTTGGCTTAGTACTGCAATAGCAGCGTTGTGATCACCGCTAGCAATAGCCTCAGAGGCATCTTGAACAACGGTGATTGCATGCTGACGTTTACGGTACTCAACTAGTTGATCTAAAAGATATTCAAGAGTGTCGTCTACAGCAAGCAAACGATATGTGGGGAAGTTATCGAGGACAGTAACCGCTGTAGGTACTTCCTGATACTTAGTCCAGTGTTGTCGTAGGAATCTCCATACCTGACGATTCTCATCTACAAAGAACCAGTCGTCTGATACACCAGCTTCTAGTAGAGGAGAGATGTCACGTGTACGGACAGCTCTTGAGATTAACCTAACCTCATTATCTGCTGCCATTAAACCTTCCCCCCCGTATCAATGTACTTGCTGCCGTATCGTAGACCACGTTCTGGAATATCCACAACTCCATAAAGTTCTGGCCTGTAAGGAAGTTCCGCTACCAGATCTGCTACGCCAGGATATGCAACTGCATAGTTAAACGGATTTGTCCCAATGTTGTCTAAATCTTCTAGAACTTCATCCATCTCTTTTTGCGAATAACCAAAGCCAACTAATTCTAAGCGATAGCTAAACTTCTCTGCAAAACGCCAAAAGAAAGAAAGCTGCTGTCGGTTATAAGTCGACTCTTCACTAAATACCGGTATGCCCAAAACTTTTTTAACATTAGGTCTCTTATCAAGAATGCAGTCTAGAGTTACTACAATTCTTGGAGGAACCTCGTTAGATATATCGCCCCCACGCATAGTTACAGCACTTCAATTTTGCCGTAATTAATCAACAGGTTTCTAAAAGCTTTTGGATCTTTGTTTGCCACAGCGGCATCGATTTTAGAAGCTTTGCTGGAGATGGCAGTTGGGTAAACGCCATCATTCTCATCCATCCGAGTTCTAACGAATCGTGTGTGCTTGCAAGAGTTTCTAAACCCAAACCCGTCACAGTTGCAGCGCAACTTGAGAGAAGACATGTTGATCTCTACCTCATGAACACCTGTCTCTGAAAGAAACAGTTGCATTGCTTTCCAGTAAGTCATTGTTGTCCTCATCTACGTCGATCCCCTCTCGCTATTATGTCAATTGGAATGAAAGCTTCGTATGCAAAACTACCCATAGCTTCGCCATACACCGTTCCCCAACTTTTTAGAGGAACGTTTGTTGTAACGATAGTTGGAAAACCAGCATTAAACCTAGAACGTAGTAAAGCATCAAATGTGTTCTCTGCCCAACCGGTGGTGGTTCTGTGCTCCTTGCCAAGATCGTCTAGAACAAATGTTCGAACGTTATATTCTCTGGGACCCTCTCCGTAGATCCCATTGATCATAGTTTCGGTGGCGTCATCGAACTCTGACCACTGAGCCTTCTGGATCCTAAGAAGCTTTGGATAGTCCATAAACATGGCTGGGCGCTTTGGGTTCAAATCTGGCAACCCCCAGGCCTCCCTAGACATACCCCTAATAAGCTCCTGGAGGGCCGTAGAGGCGAGAGTAGTCTTGCCGTGACCTGGTTCACCTACCAGGAGCAATCCACGGCCGCAATTAGGGTTTCCGGCTGCCTGGATAATCTTCCCCGACTTAACCATTTCGACCCACATCTTGACCTTGTCCAAGGAATCGGAGGGCTCAATATCGGAGAACTCCCACCCAATGGTTTTCATTGGGAGGTTAGCCCCGTTGATCTGTGCCCGTACTGTTCCTGGCAACTCTGAAATGTTATACATCACCCCTCCAACATCTTAAGTAACTTCTCCTGATGAGCCAGAGTATCTTCGTCCAACTTTGTGGACTCCGCAACTTGGCTGACAACTCCGTGAATAGTTCCGTAGTACTTCATAAACCTTTGGTAGATCGGCAAACCTACACCAATGTCGTGAAACATTCTTGGATCCGCAAAGAACATCCTCATGCCCTTTAGAATCGAGATAGCTTGAACACCTTCCCCGATCCGTTTGTTAATCCAAGTTGCAAGGTGCTTTGCGTTCATCTGGTTTGGAGAACCGTTATTTACCTCGGCTAGCAAGTCGTAGAACTCTGCACAAAGGTCTCTGGCAATCCAATCCTCTTCAGGAATATTAATACGGTTTCTAGACTCACGCTCTACTTTGGTTTTCTTTGGTCGAGCACCTCCAACTTTCAGAGGGCTGACTTTACCTACAGATCCTGAGTCGTCTTCTGTTTCTAAAGCAAACCGGCGTTTTGGTTTTTCCGGGGTTGTGTTATCTCCGAGTCCTGGCCATCCCACAGCAACTTTTCCTTTCTCTTTTTGGGGCGCAGCCCCTATAGATACAGTTACGTTAGTAACTGTATCTATATTTAAATCACTAGTAGATAGATCACTAGTACTAGCTACTGTATCACTACCTATGTATAGAACGCCTGAAAATCCGTCGTCGGTGAATTTCAGTGTTGTACGCCATTGTCCAGAGTTATCTTGATGCCGGACAGCTTTAATGTACCTATGGAACTTTAGCTCTGACATAGCGTTTCTAATTGCATCGCGTCCTTCAGGAACTGATGCAGACATTTCTTCAGCCGATAAAACTCGGCCTACTTCAACGTAGTACGCAAAAAGACCCCTAGCACGAAGTGATAAGTTGGGGTCTGAATATGGTGACTTCATAGTCTCCTCCTTCTTGGAGGACAGACTCTATAGTGGTGGAACCCTTCTTGGCAAACCGCGAACTACTCGTTCTGGCGTCCCTGTTACAAGGTTCTCAATAATTACCGATGAGGTTAGTCCTAGGAAAGAGGCAGCTAGTACGTAGAAGATCTGTTCCCAGCCCATAGGCATAAGAACTAGGCACGCTACTGTGCTCATAGAGAGGGCAAGTAATCCCCTCCATTTTCCTAAGGATATTAATAGTTCTTCTATGGCCGTTAATACGCAGGCTACCGCCCAAGCTGCTATCAGTAGTTCAGTCATAGGCTAGAACCTACTCCTTAAAGATAACCTTGTCAAGGTGGAAGGTACGACCAACACCTGTAGACGTTGGTTCGCACGTAACCTCAACTTTTGCAAACGAAACCCCTGTATTGGAGAATCTAGCAGAGCCAGTGACCTCTGTTTCAGCTAAGTTCGTAGCTGAACGGGTAAAAGAAAAC